ATGTGATGTTAGTCACAATCTTACTTGAGGATGGAATCTTTGACCTTTTGAATCTTATCGTCTTCCGAACGGAAGGGCTTTAGGGAATTGACAGCATTAAGAAGAAGTTGAACGATGCTATTCTCCTTAAGTTTGCTGTTACCAACAACTTCAGAAGCAACAAATAGAGCCAAAAAGGCAAGAGTTTCGTAGGAAACTTTAAGACCAAATAGAGTAAGCATTGTGGATTAGCGGCCTTGACCGCGAGAAAGTTTGCGAGTTCCCTTAGGTAGAGAATGTTGCCCCTGACCTTGACGGGTTTTTTTAGGAGGTCCGGGAACGTGAACCACCTTCGTCATTGATTTGGGTTTACCCATCCTGATTACGGACTATAAGAAATATTAAGAGTGCCAGTATCGAAGGTATCCGTACCATTTACCGTAGTAAGTCTAATACGATCCAATACTGCTGATGTAGTTTTAGAACCACTGGTAAATAAAGCAGTGTTAGTTGTACCACCAATTGAACCTGATGCACACCATGTATTACCAGTCATGTGGTGAACAGTTACCGCGCCGGCCAATGAATTAGCGGCTACGTTATTGGGAAGTGCGAATCCAACAGTACTGCTTAAATGCGTAATAGCGCCAGCAGCAATCCTTACGCCAGAACTAAGATAACCTGTATTTTCAAATCCGCCACTATCACCAAGTTGAATTAACCACTCACTTGTGCCACTACTGCTGACAGCATCGAACAGCATCGTGATATGTGTAGCCCAAACTGGAATACCAAGAAACTCAACCACGGTTTGGTTGGTAAGAGTCACTTCAACGGCATTAACAGTAGCGTGATTGGCCCAGGAGAGCGTCCCAGAGCCGTTTGAAACTAATGCTTGGGTACTGGTACTATCTGTGGCTGGAAGCGTCCACACGAGGTTGCTAGCCACCGTTGCGGGGCTTTGGAAGCCTACATAGTTGCTGTTATCGGAGTCTCCAAAGCGGAGGTCACGTTGATTAGTAAGCAACAGAGCATTTTGATCAACCCTTGCCCATTCAGATACCGCAGTACCACCAGTATTACAACCCCTAAAGGTTAGATAAGAACCAGTAGCAGTGTTGGTCCAGTTTTCAGCAGCGTAAACATAATAACCACCAACAGTATCAGACCACGCACTGGCCTTATATCCACGACCATTAACGCTAACAAGACTATCGTTAGCAAGGACTGCCGTAGGAGAAGCTAGCGAACCCCTAGAACGTGCTCCAATCCACCTAAACTCACTAAGAGCTGTGGTGTTATCAGCATGCCTTCCAGAGGCTCCTCGAACATCCGTTGTGCCTTGGCTACGAATATCCAACGTGGCTTCTGGAGTGGCCGTATTAAGACCAGTCCTATTGTTCGTAATATCAACAAACAGAACATCCGTATCAACACTAAGGTTCCCCGTCATATTATCGCCGGTTACATTAACGTACCTTGTTTCCGAATCATTAACATAATAATTCTGGAAAACAAAACTAGTACCGTTATACCGCAATCTAAACGTCAAAGCAGACGACCCAACAAGTCCAACAGGAATGCTGGTAACGGTAGGAGTAGTGGCTCCAGTAGAATCCTTCAGTTCATAGTAACTATTAAGGACTGGAGTGAGTGCATTAAGAGCAGCTAGGTTAGCAACAAGAATATACGGAAGAGCTGCTGAAACCGCATCAAGGGCATCCTCTGCCTTTGCATCAACTCCATCAATGGAGTTCTGAGTTTCTTGAGTGAGATACAGAAGTTGATTTACATTGTCATTAAGATCATTTGCCCGAATGGGTGATCCAACAAAGAAGGTAGCTTCCGGTGTATCAATCGCGGTTTCCCTACGAAGATCAATCACAGCACCATTAGCAGGAGCCGTGACAAATTCAATTTGAGTAAGGTTGGCAAACGTGTATTGAGTTGTAATCGTCTGGAGAGTGTTATTAAGGTAAACCTTAATGTCAGACGTATTTAAATATGGGAAAGTAATGGAGAACAGCTTGTTAGTGCCGTTCCCCGTGTATGTATTTGAAGTGATTGCCATCTATTTTAAGGGGGGCCGGAGGTCCGACCTAGGGGTTGCCGTAGTTAATTAGCTGTTCAATTCGTTGTGTTTCGCTTTCAATATTCTGTTGTTCAAGTTCAGCTTGACTAGAGAAGTTATCTTGAGCTTGAGCAAATTTAAGCTGACCAACTTTACGAATCTTTTCAGCAAGATCAGGACGTTCAGCAATCAACGCCTGTGAAGCCCTACCGTGAGCATTAAGGAGAATTTCTTTTGTTCGACGAAGAAAGGTAGGTTCAATATATTCTTCTCCACGCTCCAAAGTTTTTGCTTCGTACTTTTTCTGACTTTGCTTAAATTCAGTACTATTAAACCAAGTCTTTAGTTCGTTTGGAAGTCTTCCATTATCATACATTAACTCTTGCAGCCTAACTCTAGCTTGTGGATCTAGTGTGATGCCATCTTGAGTTTTTTTATAATCAATGGTAGGCCATACATCCAATTCAACAAGTTTCTGAGCTACAGGATCTTTATTAATGTCAATAGCTTCAAACGGTAGGGTAGCATTACGCAGTCCACCACCAGGATTAAGCATTGTTTTACCAGAAATGATGCTGACACTGTAAGGAATATTTTGCTTACTAAGCCAAGGCATCATATCAGCTAATTTCTTTTGAGTCCAAGACTCATATTCCCGATAGTAAGGATCAGAAGCATTTGCCCAAGCTTTTCTAAATCCAGCTCCTGGAATAAAAGAATTAACAAATCCTAAAGCAGCAGCAGTTGCTCTATCAGCAGGTCCTGTAGCTTCACCAAACCTTTCTTTGGCCTTTGTAAATTCAGTAACAGTTTCGTAAGGGGCAGTAAAAAGAGAAAGGCCATCAAGACCAGCAAGGTAACTCTTTTCAGTAAAACTAGCAGCAATTGCAAATCCCAAACGCGTAGCAACTGCTTCTGTTTCTTTGATGGAACCGTTACGTTCCATGTGTCCCAAATCAGCCGCAGCAGCAATCCAGTTGGACAGTGGTTCAAACCAGTTATAAGAAACCCATTGATTTCCAATTTTGATTGATCGTGGAAGAATCCCTGCTTGCCTCCACCGTTCCCGTTCGTCTTTATTCATTGGCATGTTTCCGGTAATATGACCGGACCACGCATGAGTGTAACCGAACGACACTAGAAATGACCCAATAGCTTCACGCCCTTGATACTCTGCAATCTTAAGCGTATCTCCAGTGGCAATGGCGTTTTTGTATCCACCCATAAAATTTTGCAAAAGTGGTGACGTAGCACCTGGCATCATTTGCAACTGGTAACGCATGATGTTGGCTGGAGTTCGCACAAACGGGAACATGTATTTACCAACAGGAATGCCAAGAACATTAGCCCGTTCAACAAGGTTAGAAAGTGAATTAACAAATCCACCAGGATCTTCCTGATAAGTTGCCCTCTCTGCAAATTCTTGAAGAGCTTTATTTTTAATTTGACCTGTTTTAAAATCAACGTTACGTTCAAACTCACGAATGGCTAATTCGTTAGCAGCATTAAAGGCGCCTTTATTTGTGGCCCTAGCATCAAATGCTTTAAGAATAGCATCCTCATAAATTTTCTGCCGAACAGCTACTGTTTTAATGAAGTCATCAGTAGACATCATCAACCGGCTAGGAAGATCTGTCCAATTATTAATAGCATGGACAAATTTAAGAGTACCGGCAGCGGCTCGTTGTGCTGGATCTACAGCTGCATCTGCAATGGCATCAATTTCAGCCATGCGTTCGGCTTTACGCAGAACACTTACTTCATTCCAAGTGGCCGGAACACCACTTTTCATTGTAACAGCAGCTACATGTATTGCATCCTGGAGACCACTAAATGCTCCAATCATGCCTGCCCCTGCTGCTCCAATAAGGCGGTCATCACCTTCCATAACCCCACGGATTCCAATCTCCATTGGTTGAGCAAAGATGCGGATAACAGCACCTAGGTTTCGTACAATGGTTTTAGGACCCGAAAGAATACTATTAAAATACAAACCGAGAGATTCCTTTCCAAAACTAGAAAGGACTGTCCCTCCAAAATTAATAGCCTTGGCAGGGTCACCTTGAGCCAAAGACATGGCAAGAGCCAGCATCCTCATTTCTTCGATGCCGGTTGGGTCTTCCGCACGAATCCGTGCTTTAATATCAGATGCCCATGTCTTGAGCATACGAGGAGTAAGAGTTGTCTTATCAGCTTCGTTTCCGGCATCTTCAATCATCTTTTTGTAAGATGGGAATTTACCAAGAAGAAGCCTACGTCCAGCATCAAGACTGAACCCTTCTTTACGAAGCATCATCAGGCCAATAAGACGATCCAGAAGGCGATCAGCTTGGTTTCCATTTGTAAGATGAGCAGCATCCACATCCAACAAACTCTTTGAAACCTTTGCCAATTCTTCAGCCATACCTTGCATTGTCGCTTGAACAACAATAACAGCCTCATCTTCGATCATCTCTCCACTGGCTTTAGTGAAGGTTTGACCTTGTTGGCGAAGATATTTAAGAGCAAGATCTTTTGCCTCATCAGCAGAAGAAGCTGAATCCATCACTTCGGTAAATTTATCTACCAAAGCATCGATGTGTTTAGTTTTAAGGGTTTGCCAAGCAGCTTTGCCTTGATTACGATAGATCGCATTAAGAGCGTCTGGATCAAGATTTTTGATTGCTGGTTGAATAATACTTTTCCAACTATCCTCTAGGTTGAGACGTTTAACGGCAGCATCAGTTACCCAATTACGTCCAGCAACAATGGATTCTTCAATGTTAACTTGCTTAAAGGATCCTTCTTTTTCCCAAACTTCCTTGTAAGAGTTATCAACAATTGCGCGATCAATTTCTTGTTGATCAATCTTAATATCTTCAAGTTTTTTGTTAATTTCCTGAACCCTTACATCTGCCGGGTCAAGGGAATCCAGTTCTCTACGAAGAAAGTTTTCCTGTTCCAAAAGTTGGTTCAGTTGTACTTCTCTGGTATCATTCCACTTTTCCCCTTCCTTACGGTAGTCAACATCTGCTTTAGTAGCAACCGTATCAGCTTCATCTGACATTTCCTTTAAAGAACCAGTCAACGCCTCTTCATCATCGGCACCAGCTTCCTTTGCTTTACGGAAGAAGTTACGTCCTTTAAACATAGATCCAATGACATCGCCAATGACATCAAGACCCAAGTTATCAAGAGCACCCTTCAGTTTAATTTGATAAAGGTTATCCTGTTCCCCATCAGCAGCCAAAAAGAACAAAGGCTTAACAGCATCAGGAACAAAGTCTTGAGCAAAGTTTGACAGTGTTTCAGGGTCCTCAGGCGATGCCATGATAAAACCTGAAATTGCTCCAGGAATATTATCGACAATTGTTTGAGCACCTTTACCCTTGGGAATGTTTAAGGCTTGTGATAGACGTTGTGGCTGACCAGTAATTTTAGTTACAGCAGCAGTAGACAGACGAGTGGCGGCCCTGGTAGCATTAAAGAATTGGAGCAGTCGTGCGGCCTTCTTTCCACCTTCGGTTTTAGGTGTGATGCCAAGATCGGTTTGAGCCCGAACATATCGGTCATTAAATGGATCTTTAGTGGCATCATAGGTGCCTGTGACGGCCCTTAGTGGTTGTTGGAGGGTATCTCCAATAAGAAGGGTAGTATCAACAACATTCTCAATAATGCCGGGACCTGTACTTTTTAGAGCAATACGAGCCATTTCTTTTGGCCCAGCCATCTCCTTAGACATGGCTTGATTTGTTTTGGCAAGCTCTTGTTGCCTCTTTGCTTTTTGTTGTGCTCTAGCTTTTGGATCTTGACCAGCAGCTTGAGCCAAAAAGTCTGATGTATTTTCCAGTCCTTTAGCAGCGGCATTGGCAACATCCATTACAGGAGCAAACGTCTGCTTAAGTCCTTGACCAACAACTGCGGCTGGATTCCACGTTTGTTGATTTTTTTTAGGTTTAGCTTTCGCTTTAGTTGCTGGAGTAGTCCCTGATTTGGTAGTAGATTTGGTGCCTGGTTTAACTGTTGCGGATTTCTTTTTTTGCTCCTCTTTTTGTTGAGCAGCAAGCGCGCGTTTTGTGTATTCAGGATCTCGATAAGCACCATAGGTACTGCCGGGTTCCCAACCTTGTAAAGGATCAGACATTTGTGTGTATCTCCCTCAGGAGTAATTATAAGAAGTAGATTTGTGGAGACTCCGCCCTCGCAAGTTTGGAGCCTTTATCCACTTTAATTATTTGCTAAGAATAGCAATTGGATCCATGCCGCTATCGGCCATTTTCTTTAGCTCTCGACGAGCATTAAGCAACGCTTGACGCAGTTTAATACTAGAAATAGAGGCTCGATTTCCAGCCTTATCTCCATCATATTTTCCTTTGCCATCAACGCCTGGAGCTGCTGCCCATTCAAAAGCAAAAGCTTCCTGAGCAGCATCCAAGTTGTTATTCTTACCAAGAAGATAATCCCGCAATTCCGGACGCTTGTTGGTATTAAGAATATAAGCCCAGAACATCTTCAGTTGATTCTCTGGGGTCATTTTTGCTGATGGTGTCAATCCTGCCGCATTCATTGCTCCTCTTAAGTTACTGGTTTTTGATTGAGGAGGTACAACCCATTGTGCAAATCCGGCAGCACCAATTTGTCCTGATTCTTGCTTTTGTAGAACTTCACCAATTGACATACTGGTGAGATTCATTTGAGCAGCAGAGCCAGTAGTGCCGTAGTTGATGGAATTAAATCCTCCTTCCCCACTTGAAGTGAGTTTAGCCAGACCACCAAAGTCTCCAGCACCCATAGTATCTCCTTGCGACATAGCGGTAGGAGCAAC